GGGCCTGTCTCGGCCAGAAAAACTTCCACTTAAAGATTTCTTCTTCATGCACTTCAACGCGGGTACGCTTCCTATGGAGCGCACCCTTGAACTTGCGAAGCAGGCTGGGATTGATCCTGAAGATTTGACGGACTTCGTGGCTGGTTCGCAGCAAACGGCAACCGAAGCGGCGCGTGTTCTTCGCGCCCGCATGGTGATGAGTAGGTATATCCCGAAAGAAGCGGCGGATGTCGCGCAAGCTGGCGTAAAAACGCCGGATGAACTTAGCTTGTGGAAGCGCACGACCGACGCAACGCGTGGCCTCATGGTATCGCAGCTTGCGACGACCATGCGCAACACAATCGGTTCCGTTGCGCGCCTCCCAATCGACATGGCTACTTCACTCACATCGACCGCAATCAACGCAGCTACAAACCCATTTCGGAACGACCCGGTTGGGACGCGTGCGATGGATGCATTTGCTGTTCTTACTGATCGGTTCCAACCCGCACGCAATAAGCAGTTCTACGAACAGCTTCGCACATACTACCCAAAGACTGTTAAAGACCTAAACGCCACATACGCGGCGGATGTTGCAGGGGGTGTGGCTAAAGACAAGTTTGGTAAAGTCGAGAAAGTCGTTAACACCCTTAACTTGGTGAACCGAGTTACCGAAACAACAACACGCAACATGATGTTCCCGGTTTATCTACGCCGGGAACTAACCCGTCGTAACATGAACATCGACGATATTGTAGACACGCAACGTCTCGACGAAATTCCGCAAGACGCCATTGACGCGGCGCTTCGGGAGACGATGGACTTTACCTACGGGGCCGCGCCAAAAACTGATCACGCTATGGGTAAAGTTGCGGATGGCTTTATCCGTACAGTCGAGGCACTTGGCCCAGCAGGTGTGACCATTGCGCCGTTCCCGCGGTTTATGGTTTCTGCTCTGCGTTTTCAGGCCGAGTATAACCCACTGGGTGTGATGCGTCTTGTATCGCAAAAGAACCGCGACGCTATGCGTGCCGGTGATCCTGAAGTTTTGTCCAAGGCTATCGTTGGTTCTGGCTTGTTTGGCGCAGCGTATCTGTTCCGTGACAGCGACGCAGCCGGTGAGAAGTGGAGCGAAGCCAAGTTGCCGGATGGCCGTGTTATTGACATGAAGGCATACTTCCCAATCCCGCAGTACCTTCTCGTCGCGGACCTTGTTAAGCGGTACAATGATGGCAAACTAAACGGCCAAACGCTTGACCAAGCAATCGACGCTAAAGAAATTTTCCAAGCGATAACTGGCTCTCAGTTTCGAGCGGGTACTGGCTTGTATGTTGTCGATGAGTTTATCAAAGACCTTACCGACGCAGGTTCAGACTCCAAGAAATATCTGGATATTATCGGTAAGTTTGCCGCTGATTACGGCGCGGCCATCTTCACCCCGATGCAGACGCTTAAAGATTTTTACGCCCAGTACAATCCAGAAGAAGCCATTTACCGGGATACAAAGGACAGCTTTCTTGGGACACTAACCCGACCAATTCCGGGTGCACAAACTGCTCTCGATATTCCCGTAGCAGAAAGCCCGACACGCGAAGGTCCGATGACCACGGATAACCCAGCACTGCGTCAGCTTCTCGGCGTTACACTCCGCCCGGCTAAGAACATTGTCGAAAGCGAGTTGGATCGTCTGGGTATCGCGCCCTATAAAATGGGGTCAAATACTGGGGATGTTGACACCGACCGTCTTGTTAACCGCGATCTAGGTATCATCGCCGAGCGCGGGATTGCACCGTTGTTGCAGTCTCCTGAGTATCAAAGCCTCGATAACGTCGGCAAGTCCGCAGCAATTAAAGAACTTTATTCTAGAGCGCGTGAAGCTGCCAACGCTAAATTCACCGCAGAAAATCCCGAACTTGCTATTCTGAAGCGGTACAAATCCATGAAACGCGAAGAGCGGATTGTGATAGGCCAACAAGTGCAAGCCCGCACCGGCATGAGCGCGCCCGAACTTCTTCGCCAGTTGAGCAAGGCTCCCCTTATGAAGAGCCAAGAACAGTTTGATGCGTTGCCCGACGGCGCGAAGTATACCGATCCCGGCGACTATAAGGTGTATACGAAAGGCGAGTAATGGCCAAGAAGACTAGCGTTAAAGATATGTCATGGCGTCCACAGCCAAAGTCCAAACGTCGCCACAAACCCGACGGGCTTCGCCATCGTAAGTCTTTGGGGCCACGCAGTCACTTGCGAACTAGCTTCTAATACTATACACATCGCCCATGAAAATATGGGGCGTAGACGTTGGAGCGTTCGGGGCGGTAGCTATTCTGGATAAGGATAGTCGAGAACTTGTCATCATCGACATGCCTACCTTAAAGGTCAAGCGCGGGCCGCGTGTCGTCAATCAGGTTGATGCACACATGCTGGCCGATAGCCTGCGCCCGCACATGACTGGCGAGATCAAAGCCCTTATCGAGAAGGTTCACGCCATGCCGGGCCAAGGTGTGTCGTCGATGTTCAGCTTCGGCCGAGCAGCGGGTATCGTCGAAGGCGTGCTTGCTGGCCTGTCTGTATCTTTTGAGTTGATACCGCCTGCGACTTGGATTAAGTCTATGCGCACGTTCGGAGGGAAGGACGGTAGTCGGCAGCGGGCACAAGAGTTGTTCCCGGATTACGCTCATCTCTTCGCACGAAAAAAGGATGACGGCCGGGCCGAAGCTGCGCTTATCGCTTGCTACGCCGCCGAGAGGGAAGACGATGAACCATCTATTCGATTACCAAAAGGTCGGCGCAGACTTTCTCTGTAAGAACCCCGCCGCGTTCCTTGCCGATGAGCAGGGCCTTGGCAAAACACTTCAAGTTATCGCAGCGTGTGATACACTCGGCCTGACAAAGGTCGTCGTGATCTGCCCCGCCATCGCCAAGATTAACTGGCGTCGTGAGTTCGAGCGATGGGGGACCGTCGAGCGCGAAGTCAAAGTCTTTAGCTATGATAAAATCACACAGTCGAAGGAGGTCCGCAATGAGATTGCCAAGTTTGAGCCAGACGTTCTCGTTCTAGACGAGGCACATTTTTTGAAGAACCGCCAAGCAAAGCGAACAAAATATATCTATGGTCCGTATTGTCGCGGCGACGGTCTTGTTCGTTTTGCGGATCGTGTTTGGCTTCTCAGCGGCACACCAATTCCGAACAACGTCAGTGATTTTTGGTCACACTTGAAGGCGATTTGGCAGTATCCTCTGAACTTCGCCGAATACACAACGTATTTCTGCAAGACATGGAGCGGCCAGTTCGGTCTTCAAATCCTTGGCAACAAGGCCGAACGCATGGAAGAGTTTAAGACCGTGCTGAAAGCAATCATGCTGCGCCGCAAGGGTGAGGTTGTGTTGAAGGATTTACCCCCGATCTGGTGGCAATCCGCACCCGTCGAGATAGATAACTGGAGCGACAGGAAACACATCGACGACCCACGCCAAGCCGAAGCGGTCGATATGATCCTCGCGCATTCGCTGACTAATCAGGACTTAGCTGCGGAGATCGAGAGCATCGCCCCGCATATCGCGTCATTAAGACGGCTAACAGGTGTGGCCAAGGCAGCGCCCATCGCCGCACAGATAGCGGGCGAATTGGCTGATGATGCCTACGACAAGATAGTCATCTTCGCCTACCACACCGACGCGATACAGACGCTTTACGATAGGCTGAAAGACTTCAACCCTGTGGTAGTCGCAGGCGGTATGCCAACAGCCGACCGTCAAGCGGCGATTGACAACTTCCAGACCGACCCGAAGGTGCGGGTATTCATCGGCCAGATCACCGCATGTTCTACGGCGATTACGCTGACAGCCGCAAGTCAGGTGGCGTTTGTCGAGATGGACTGGGTTCCGGCGGTGAACGCACAGGCGGCTAAGCGTTGCCATCGCATCGGCCAGACAAAGCCCGTCATCGTGCGGACGTTTGGCCTTGTCAATTCTGTCGATGAGATTGTAGCTAAGACCTTAGCCAAGAAAGCCCAGATGATCTCTGAGGCTTTAGATTGATAGGGGCGGCTTTAACGTACCGAAGTAAGCGCCCGGGAAAGCCCAGACCTACCGCCCCT